ACAGACCAGTCCGATGATTAATACCTACGGCGTGTATAGTGAAAATATATCTGAGACGTATGATCGTGAAACCTCAGATACCCTCCCATATCAGGTATACATTCCAACAGACGGAAGTTACACTATTAAGTTCTCCGCTGATAATGCTGGATACATCGACATGGATGGTGTTAAACTGATTGATTTGTCTAACATAAATAGTTCTTCTCCATATGCAAGTCAAGTAGAGGCATATTTGGGGGATCATGTTACGACCAAAACTCTCACTGCCGGATGGAAGAACGTCAATCTATTCTATAAAAATTGGGGCGGTCCACACTCCGTCGCTGCTTCTATCATTTATAATGGCCGAGTTGTATGGAATTCGAGAATGGCTTATAACGCTAAAGACTATCAAGAGTGTAGTGGTAATTTGTCAATGACATCGTATGATGTACAACCTGTTTCACAACCTGTTTCACAACCTGTTTCATCTAAACCGGGATGTGATAATCCTGTGCCCACCAAGGTTTATAGTTTCGTAGGAAATATTGATCATACGTTGAAAATCACAATAAAAGGTCAGTCGGCAGCGTATAGTAATGAACAATATCACGGAGATATTCAAAAGAAGTCCACGTTCTTCAATGATGGATTGGATCAAATTAATCCCCAATTGACATTGAAGGTATTACAAGGACGTTCAAGTGTTACTATTTCACAACAACCGAGTGTATCCAACGATTATACCGCAATCGTTGACATATTTGATCCAAAAAGCGACGAGGGTAGTTACTCATTTGAACTATATCAGTTGAAGTGTCCTGTTTCTTCTATTCCAACCACAACGGATGGAGGCGGAGGTGGGTGTCCTGCTGTATGGCAATTAATGGAAACTAAAGAACTAGGAGTAGTAGAAGCGAGACATATAACGGTAGGAATGCATTTAAGAGATTCAGTTCCTGGCGTTTGGAATAGAGTTAACGTCGCTTATATTGATGTAGCACCTATTTATAGAGTGGACATCGACGGACAAGTGTTTGATGTTGACCATTCCCATAAATGGTATCTCGGAAATGACCAATGGGTCAAAGTTACGGATATCAAGACAGGAGATTTTGTTAAAACCACAGACGGAACAAATGTAAAGGTCAACAGCGTCAATTATCTACGTGATGATCAATATATGCACATGAATGTTGATAACCAAAGATATGTGATGGGTACAAATATTATCGGTCACAATGCAACAGGCAACAATCAAGGGTTCCTAGCGCAGAAATTTTAACATATGGCAATTCCATTTCCAACGGTAACAAATTACACTAACCGTGTTAATTATGCTTCGTATCTTCCAACGGATATTTCATCGTTGATGAAGAAAACTCCGGTTTCGTCTGAGAAGTTTTTTGGATCACAGGAAGACGACTATATTGAATTATCCATATTTGACAGTCAAGACAATTTGAACAAGTGGACTCCAATTGTACAACCACCAACATATAAAGATCGCCAAGTTCAATATCAGGACTCTAAAAATAACACGAACACGGTTACATATCGTGAATTTGTTCCTAGTTTCACATTATATGAAAACAGTAAGATTTTGTTGGATCCAAAAACAGACCTTCAAAATTTAGGACTATCCAGTGGAAGTTATAGATTGGTCTACAATTTCCAATCCAACATTGTTGGATCATATGACAAGCAATGTTTTCTCATCAAACAAATATCGCCATCGAGAAAAGAGATAAAAGCAACGTTATTGCTTGATAAAGAGAATTTCACTAATGTAGATAAAGCAAACCTTAAAAGTGAGTTTGATTGCTTTGTCAGTGAAAAAATCGAGTCTAGAGATATTCTGCCAGATTTTGAGTCATATCTAAAACAAACGTACATCCTTAATTTTGTAAACGTTATTCCTGATAACGTGAAACAATCGTTCAGCAAAGGATATTCTGTTACGGGATCTGATGCTTTGTATGAACTTTTCAATGGTATTTTTAACGGATATCAATTAGTAGCAAGTGCCGAAAATGGTGTATCTAAAAACCAAACGTTCATTGGTATTTCATCCAACATCATGTTGATGTTGTATGAGAACTACAATAATTGTTTTAGCTACGGAGACTATTCTAAAATATTGGAGTCGATTGTATCGGAGACCATTAATCTTCGATTGAAGTCTATTCACGACGTTCAAAACACCGACAGCGAAGTTTGCAACACGTATTTGTTCAGTGTATTCAACAGTCAAATTCAGGGATACTTGAATGCAGTAAATTATGATTACTCCACCAAATATGTAGGTCCGTTGAAAAATTCGATCAATTTTGGCGACAATACATTTTTCAAGATTCTATCAAGTAAGAAATTTTCCGATGGAAGTTTGGTCATTAAACTTCAAAATCAGTTACCAAACACATTTGGTGTAAATAGCACATTTTGGATAACAAATACATCACTTGCGCCGGTGGTACAGGATGTCGTATTGGAGTCGTTGCCTACATACAATACATTCAGTATCAAAAACCCAAATTTCAATCTTAAAGTAAATGATAAAAGAACGTCTTCTACTGTTAATCTAAATGATACAAGTGATATCGATGATTCTTTGAACATAGATTTGATATTGAAAAAGAGATTTTCAACCATCAATGTTGATTATACTAAATTTGAAAACTTTGTTGTGTACTCATCTGCCAAGACGCGTATTACAATTTACAAGAACAAACTTAATTCGTTGAATTCTAAGATTGCAGCAAAAGCTCAAATAGAGTCTGCTCCATACTCTGACGTATATACGATTAGTAAATCCAATAGTCTTCAGTCTGAAATTAATGATATCTTGTTGTCATTTGATGGATATGAGTATTACTTGTACACCAATGACTTTTACAATAATCTCGAAATATTTCCAAAATCATATGAAGATGAAGCGGGTGAATACGATTCAAACAACAGAGACAGTTTGATCAACAATTTGCCTGAATATATTCTTGTTGATTCAAATAACGACGACTTCTTGATTTTCTTGTCAATGATTGGACATCATTTTGACAACATCTATGTATACATTGATAAGTTCCCGTTATTGACTTACAGTTCCGGTGGATTGGAAAAATTGATTCCCAACAACATTCTTGATGGTATGTTGTCATCGTTTGGGTGGAACATGCAGTCTTTGGTTAACGATACTACATTGTCTGTTAACTACATTAACTCAACCGCCGTATCGTCAATATCAGATAAAGCTAACATAATCAATAATCGTATTTTGAATACGCTTCCTGCGATATTGAAATCAAAAGGAACAATTGAATCGGTTAAGCTAATTCTTTCGTGTTACGGTGTACCAGACAACATTTTGACCGTAAGAGAGTTTGGATCTTACTCAGATGTTTCTCAATCTCTCTACTCCTTCGATAAAACATTACATCTATTGAGTATGAATCAAAGTTCATACATCACGATGCCATACACATCGTCAGTTAATACAGTAGAGTTCAAAATTGCGTTTAGTAACCTATACAGCAAATCGTATAATCTCCAAGCTGAGATCAATCTGCTTGAGAAATATTCACATACGTCAAGTTTGGATTATCGAGTTTACGCATATAAACAGTCGTTAAACAACAACGGCAAAATCATTTTCCAAATAGGAGACCAGTACATCTCATCGAAAATGTTGCCTTTGTTTGACGGTAGTGTGTACAGCGTGATGATCAGAAAAAATACTCCATCTTCACTATACATATCAAACATCGACGAAAACCTAGTTCCAACTCAATACGATCTTCTAGTTGATATTACTGAGGAAGGACAATCACGTCTATATTCTAAAACTTCTGGATTGTTCGGTTCGGTTCAGAATGATCTTTTTGCCGATGATGTAGACTCTTATTTGAAGTTCGGATCAAATCAGTTTAGTGGATCGATTGACAAAATCAATGTGTGGACGATTCCACTGTCCGATAATAATTTTGTCGAACATACTAACAATTTTGATTCGTATTATCAAGATGACTACGCCAACATAAGAAATAATTTGTTCTTCCGATTGGCATATGATTATCCAAGACCACTGAATACCGTCGATGAATCGTTTACATACGGATCGAGTGGAACCGCACATTTGTATAACATACAGTCGGTGTCAACTGATTCTAGTATAACAAATAATGCAGTCACGGATAATCCCCACCTTTATCAAGATACAATAGAGGCTCGTAAAACATATGGTGGAACATATGATACGGGTTCATTGTATCCATATTCAAGTCTTTGTTTGGGAGAAGTTCCGTCACAGTTCCCATACAATTTCTTGGAGTACACGGTAAATCAAGCATACAGAATTTCTAACTACGGGCCAAATCTATTGTGGAACAACAAGATTTCAGTAAAAGAAAAACCTGATGTTACCTCTATAACTCCATTTCAAAAATCCACACCATACAATAACAACGTGGATTCCAATTTGGTAGGTGTGTTTGCCTCGCCTGTGTCTAGCAAAAACGCAGACATACTTCAGTTTTTTGGTGATAAGACAATCATCAACGAATTGGGAGATCCAAGACTAGAGTTTTCTCAAAGTTATTCTCCGCTTGATTTGTATAGAAGTACATACTATGAGGCTGGAGATCCACAAAGTACAGGGCGATTGCTTTATCAAGAATTTACAACGATATACAAAGTGTATTTTGATTCTAGCATTTTCGAATCTATCAGAAACGTTATTGCTGCCAGAAACAAATTGTTGACGGGTATTTTGATTGAACCAACGATTTTGGAGAGAACCAAGTTTCCGTTGAAACCAATCAATATGGAATTGGTAGAAACCGATGTCACTTATTCTGATATAGTAAATACCAACGACGCAGAGAACATATCCGTTTGGCGCAATGATCAGTATTACAATCATGATGTCGTAGGAACCCTTGACAAGTTTGTGGATAAACCTGGAATTCAGGCAAACCCATATTCTGACACAATTGGTCTAAACAACAATTTTGGTGGAAATTACATTTCAGATGTTAGTACCGATCAAGAGTTGATTTTGTGTGGAGAAAACAATGGTTCTGGATTGTACATTACATATTTGGATGGGACCGGTTCTCTTCAAAACAATAAGACATCGACGCCATACTATATTTGGAGCATATCATACAGCGCATCGGTTGAATCACGTGATGTTGATGATCAAGTTCATCATTACTATAAAACTTTTAAAAAAATTATTGCTACGCCAATAAGTGCATATTCAACATTCACATCTATTGGAACTCCACATCCTGGCTGTACAAAAAACTATTTGGGTCATAGAAACAGCGTATTTACATCCGACTCAATAAAGATTTTGGCGGGAGACGGCACTCATTATGGGGTGTTCAAGAGAAATGGTCAGACTAGCGATTACACAGTGGATCATTGTGGAGATCCAGATAAAACAAGTCCTATTGTAAGCACTATTGTGACCAACACTTCTATTGCTACAAACAACAATGGTGTTTTGACAGTACGTTAACAAAAAATAAAGAAAAAGAGTTCTAAACCAATACTTATAGACAAGACTTATGGCATATATTGACAACAAGACTATTACCGTGGACGCGGTTCTGACAAAGAGAGGTCGTGAACTTCTCGCTCAAACGGGGAACTTGAATATCACTTCATTTGCGTTGGCAGACGACGAGGTGGATTACTCGCTTTACAATCCAAACCACCCACAGGGAAGTGCATATTACGATATCTCCATTCGTAATACTCCGGTGTTTCAACCTCTCTCTGATGAAACACAGTCATTGAAATATAAATTGATTACCTTGGCGCAAGGAATCACTTCTATTCCCGTCATTAACATTTCATTGTCTTCTATTGATACTCAAAAAGACAACAAGTCGGATTTCATTATTTCTCCAACCACAAATCCCGCTTACAACCTAACTCTTGGATATACCGCTATTTTGGGTAACAAAAAGGTTGGAACTTTGATTGTTGAACAAGCAAATGCAGTGAATAGTTCTAACAGCACCGTTCCATCATTTGCAGGAGATTTGATTTCTACCACATCACAAGTGGTTGTAGGAAATAGATTCAGATTTGTTCCAAACGCATCACTAACTGTGACAACTTCTACTTCATTGACGATTGTAGGAAATGAGAGCGGCGGATCTATCACTATCCCAATCACAGTAAGAATTTCTTAAACGTATGATTTACAAAGCATTTGAACAGGCCGACATTGTATCGGGAAGAGCAACAAAGGTATCTACCGGATTCTTTGCTGACGGCGCATTGACTACGTTGCAAAGTTCGTTTGTATCTAGCAGTACCCAAGAGACAATATCAGGATCAAATAGATTCGACATCTATAATGGATATTACTATTTGGATGTGTTTCCAGATTCAGCCGACACTACTTCCGCTGATCAAATTTTCAGCATCGCATATGGAAACGTAAATGGATATGGTACCAGTGTAGATGAATATACAAATGTTCAAGTTCATCCTACTCAGGCAGTTTGGAGACAGTATGTAAACGAATTGAACGGAGGACAGTCTTTTTCGGTTAAATCTCAATCTTCTGTAAATTTAACTGTATCTTCTGTATCGCTGAGTACAGATTTTGTTGCCCTATCTTTCAATTCGCAAAAAACCAAAGATACTCTTGACGCGGGTCAATTTCAGTTGACTCTTCAAACTAGTGGATCCGGAGGTACACCTAAACTTTGGAGAATCATTGATGATTCCACCTTGACTCCACAAAGCGGATCATCTGATGTATACAATTTGGTATTGGGTGAATATGATTCAAATGGAACAGCTACATATTGGTCTTCAAGTGCCGGTCCGGGAACAACGGACGGCGGATTGACATCTGCACAACACTACGTAGGAACCGTATCTCAAGCTCAGTATTATCCGGCAGTAGGATCTTACTCTGGCGGAATCGGACTATTTTATCCAAAATCGGGTGTGGTTATATTCAATGTTGATTTTTTGAGTGTGATTTCTAATAGTGGACCTGTAGGGATTGCGATTCCCAAACTATCAGATGCAGTAGATGCCGGTTCCGGAAATTATAGAGCAAATGCTCCTACCGCCGACGCTAAAATCAATAAAAATAATCGTATAAAAACAGCGGTATACCAAATGCTAATTTCTACTGACTGTGTTGCTGGAGAAAAGTTGAGAATTCGCAGATCTGAATATGTTCCATCTCGTCACTATTTTGTACGTATAAAAAACAGAGAGTTTAATTATACAAACAATCCTACATTCTCATATCAGACGGCTACAACCGATACAAGTGGAAATTTCCATCAAAAAGGTGATATCATTCAGACTGACTTTTTGACGGAACCTAAGGTGTATCCAACCAGTGTCGGACTTTACAACAGCAACAATGAGTTGGTTGCTGTGGCCAAATTGAGCAATCCGGCACAAAAGACCTTCACTAACGAATTGTTGGTCAAAGTACGACTAGACTTCTAATTCAATGATCAAGCCTATCCAATCGGATGAGATCTTCAACACACCGTTTCTATCAAATAAATCTTGGACATTAAGTTCAAGTTCATCGGTTCAAACGGTTGAAGAGGGCTATTTTGTAAGCAGCAGTTTCAACTTTTACGATTCTGCGTCGAGTTATACCTATGGGTTTCCAGTTGAACCACAAAACGCTGATGGTTCATACAAACGACTTGTATATAACGTCGTAAAGAACGCATATTATGTAAATGACGTGGTTAAAGCATTTGGTTTGGAAACACTTGATATTGATAAGGTTATCAAGATTTTGCAACCGTCGCTTGTAAGAATCATAGTTCCAAGAACATATTTTGGAGAAAAGATTCAACCTGATTCTGTTCAAATCGACGACTTCTCCAAAGACAAACCTTATACCATTGTTGATGATGCATATGGAAACCTTCAAGTTGAAGGAACCCATTTCATAAACTACACAGAAATTACTTCATCGTTATAAACTATGCCCACAGGAACTATAGGATCAAATACACTATTTGGGTACAAGGTAGAAGCTCACGGAAAGTTTGCTGCGGTAGGTAATCCAAATAGACAATATCAGAATCAACACGGATCTGGTAGTATTGATGTGTATCGTTATGATGCGTCTAAAGGAGCATATTCTTATTACGGAACATCACAATCGATCAAAGCAAATGGATCGAGTGGAACGTCGGGAAATGGAACGGCAGGAACAGCGGGAAGCAGTGCAACGGTGGTTGCGGATTCATATGGTTTGTCATTTGCTTTACACAACAACATTTTCATTGTCGGCGATCCATTTTTCTCAGGAAGTTATGATGGAAATCCATATTCTCACAAGAGTCTTGTAGATGTGTATGTTCTGAATGAAACCTCTTCTGTGTCATCCACGCTAGGACAGACCATGTATTCGGTTCGCAAGATCAATTCTCCTATATCAACGTCAAAAAATTCTTTCGGTGCATCGGTTTCTGTTAATAACAAGTACATTGTAGTAGGTGCAAATGAGGAAGGTGGATCTCAAGAGGGAGGAATTTACATTTACAGTTATACAACTGGATCGGTATTTTCTTATTCTCTGGTACAACATATTCTTGGAGATACCGCTGGTAAGTTTTTTGGTTCCCAAGTAAAAATTGATCATTCTGGAACGAATAACATATTGATTGCAGAAAGTTCTTCTTTAAAGAATCCAAATGTATATCTTTATGAAAGTTCATCTGGTGGGTGGAACAAAACGCATGTATTTTCATCAATTACAGGCTCAAAAAATGTACCATTTGATCAGTTTGAATCATACAATTATGTCAAAAATCCCTACGACCAATTTGGAAAAAGCATATCGATTGATGGTCGGACAATTGTAATTGGTGCTCCTCTTGATTCTTCGTACTACGAATATTCTGGATCGTCAACACAATATTCAAAGGGTGCTGTGTACATTTACGGAAGAACAGATTGTCCATCTGATTACACATTTACAACAAACACAACTTCTAGTGTTTACAACGATATTTCAGAATCTTATTGGGATCTCGAAGAAAAATATATTGGAGATGAAAATTCGATTAAAGGAAATCAACTAGGGTGTTCGGTTGGTGTATATGACGGAAAGATTATTGCTGGATGTATTTCTTCCAGTTATGGATATACTACATCTAGTATCTCGTCTTCGTTGAATGAATCATATGATGATTTTCCCGTGGTCCTTGGTCAATTCGTGTATTTTGAGAGATCCGGATCTTTAGTTAATACGGTAACTTACGACAACAAGAAAAAACAGTATAGATATCCGTATTTGACATATGGATATGATGTTGCTATTAGTGATAAAGCCATATTGATGGGTGCGCCGTTTATATTGACTGACGCAACCTCTAGTAACACTTTTACTCTTCCTATTCAACAATCAGATTTGGTTAACGTAAAAGGTCACGTATACATTTCTTCACTTGATTCTCTTAGAACTGATTATCACGCTGGTAATGTGTTTTATAGAAACGGTGAGATTGTGTTTTCCAACACAGGATCTCAATTTACTAACATGTTAAAAACGAATGATACTCAAGAGTTCAAGTATGACTTGAACTATCGTGGATATTATACGTTAAATGAAAAATCAATAATCTGTACGGTTAGTCCTGGTGAGTTCAATGTAAGTACAAACTATACTGCATTGGATCTTGTAGATCCTATCTTTGATTTACACGGAAGCGGAGAATTTACATTCAGAGACATCAATTTGATTCTTTTGTACATCGTGGATATCAATACACCTGGAAGTCCAAACTTTGCTACCGATGATACTTTTTGGGATGAATATGTAATTGAGACTCAAACTGAAAGAAGTTTGTTTGAGTATTACAAAAATAAATATGGTTACGGTAGATACACTTTGAAAATTGAGTATCAACAATATATCACCGCTTTACGTTCTCTTGAATCAAAATTTGATTTTGATGGTGATGGAAAAATTACGATAAATGATGCCAAAATACTTTGGAAATACTTTGTGTCGGGACTTGATACAGATAGTTATCAGAGATTAATCAATCCATTTTCTACTAGAAAGACACTATCTGATGTCGTTGCATATTTGACTACATTGACATCCAAATATGCTAATACTGACGGAGTTCCTACTCAAAGAAGTGTATTTTCTGAATATGGATATAGTTCTTCTCTTGACGTGACAGGATCTTATTTGGCACCGTATGTTACTACAATTGGTTTGTATTCGGGTACAGACTTGGTTGCTGTGGCTAAACTTTCATCTCCAGTGAAGAACAGCGGTGAATACCCTCTAAATTTTTTGATTAAATGGGACGTGTGACAATATTTATAATCAAACCTAAAATTATATGCCAACCCCAATAGAACGAAAATCATTAACCACTGATCTTGAAACCAGATACAAGACACAGAGTGCTGGTGGAGCGTATGATGCGCACGCCGCTGGTATATCAGGTGGTAAAAATAACCCCGTTGACGTTTTCCCAAATGATGCAGCTGTGGGATTTATTCTTGATAAGAGAAATCAAATCACAAAAAGTGATTTCAAAGACGTGAAAAATGGTAATTCTGGCTTGTCTTTGTATTTGAAAGGTTTCATTAATACCAGATACAAGAAGTAAGTACATCACAAAATAAGTTATGATATTAGGGTTGGACGCTAGTACGTCTACGGTCGGTTGGGCCTTTTCTGACAACGGTAAAATCGTTGATGCTGGTTTTCTTGATATTTCAAAAAAAGAAACCAACAAAGAAAAGGCTCTTTTTGTTTTGGATCACCTTCGATCCACTGCACATCTAAAACACGTCACTGAGGTCAACCTAGAGGCTGCCTTGAGTGGTTTTGCTGGTGGTAGAACCAGTCAACAAGTGATTATCAAACTTACCCGATTCAATGCTTTGTTTGAATACATTATCTCAGAAGAAACGGGATTGAAAGTAAATCTCTGCAATGTCAATACGATGAGAAAGCAATTGTTTGACAAGAGCCGTGTCAAGGGTATAAAGCCTAAGGATTATGTGAAGATGAACATTGGTGTTCATATTGATGTATCCAAGTACGACAAAAAACGGCCCAAAGGTGGATGGGATGACCGAAATGGTGATATGTATGACGCAATAGTTTGCGCATTGTATCAACCATAATATGTTATATTCCACTGATATTGGAGAGTTTGGCAAAATCGAGTTTCACTTCAACGAGGACGGCACTTTTCAGGTGGGGTCCGAATTCGGAAAACGTAAAGAGTTCATTGTTGTAATAAAGAGTTTGGATTGTAATCTAACCACAGACGTGTGTTATCACGATTGTTCAGCAGAGCACAATTATTGGACGTATAATTTCAATGTATTTGTGTTTAAAGAGAAGGATCATCCCGGATTTAAAATCGAAGTGTATGATAAGACCTTCAAAACTCTTTTACACGAAAAATCATTTCACAAAAACAAAAGATCAGTCTATTTGGATTTAAAGTCTAATATTGCTGAACGTACATACAATCCGTATTATTCTCTTTTCTATGAAAAGGAGTTCACAGACAACATTAAAGTCCGAGATGGAGATGTTGTATATGATTTGGGTGCTAATGTTGGCGTGTTTTCGTTGATGTGTTCAAATTATGACGTGACAGCTATATATGCATTTGAGCCACAACCAGAGAATTTTCAATATCTCAAACAGAACTGTGATCGGTATGGTAAAAATGTGACTTGTTTTGAAAAAGCAGTGTTCAACGATTTCAAACAACTATCTTTTGGAGGAGGCGGATCAGTTGGTGGTTCTATAAAAGACGACGGAGAATATAGGGTTGATGGAATTAATTTGGAAAAGTTTGTACACGTCAACAATTTAAAGAAACCTACTTTTTTCAAAATTGATATCGAGGGAGGAGAATACGATGTGTTATCCAGTACATCAGATGAATTTTTTTCTGATACCCACACTGTTCTGTTTGAATTTCATTATAACAACGGAACTAACGTTCAAACAGTTATTGATCGATTCACCTCGATAGGGTTTACCGTTGCTTATTCTTCATCTCGTACGAGTTCTCTTGGAACAGTTTTTCTTACACGATAGAAAAAGTTGATTTCACTGAGATGTATGATACACTGTTGATATGTTGTTGTATCAGACAGAGGTAGTAACAATTCTAAACAAAGCGTTGAATCAGTCAGCCCGTATTCGTAAGGGCACTGATGCTGTTTATCATTGTCCACTCTGCAAACATTACAAACGCAAGTTGGAGATAAATACCGTTACGGGAAAATATCATTGTTGGGTATGCGGCTTGTCTGGCACGTCATTAAAAACGTTATTTAAGAAACTCGGATTGTCATCAGAACTTCTAACACAAGTTCAGAGAAACACACAGTCGCTAAAAAAACTTCCTCGTCCTGATTTGGATTTGGTTGTCAAACTGTTCACCGTTGAAACGGAAGAACCGAAACCTCAACTTTTTCTGCCAAGTGAATGTCGGTCGTTTTTTGAAGACGATTTAACCTTGTTTGGAAAACATGCGTTGAATTATCTAAAACGTAGAGGTATAACAAAATACGATATCCTGAGATACAACATTGGATATTGTGAATCTGGACAATATAAAGATCGAATTCTGATCCCATCATACGACGAAAATGGAAACTTGAACTTCTTTTCAACGAGAAGTATTTATGAGAACGTAAAGATAAAGTATGTAAATTCGATGGTATCGAAAGATATTATTGGCTTTGAAATGTTTCTAGATTACAATCAACCAATCACATTGGTTGAAGGCGCATTTGATGCTATCGCAGTACGAAATAATGCAATTCCATTGTTTGGAAAAACACTATCACATAAACTAAAATCTGCTTTTATCACACATCGAGTAAAGAAAGTAAATGTGGTTCTTGACAACGATGCTATGAGAGATTCAATTAGAATCTGTGAGTTCTTGGCTAAAAACCACATTGAAACAAAACTAGTACAACTAGATGGCAAAGATCCATCTGACATTGGATTTGAAAAAACTTGGGATATGATCAATTCATCCGAAGTATTGGATTTCCAATCACTATTCAAATTTAAACTAACAGTATAATATGGCTACACAACTAAAATGTTCCGTTACTAACTTCACCAACATTTTGCATGTTGCAGACATTCATATTCGATTGACAAAACGTCACGATGAATATGTTGATGTGTTTAACCGTTTGTATGACGCTGTTGATAAAACACCCAAAACAACGGTGGTTTGTGTATTGGGTGATGTGTTTCACAACAAAAGTGATCTGAGCCCTGAATGTGTGGAAATTGGTTCCAACTTTCTCAAGAATTTGGCAGATCGCCGTCCAACGGTTTTGATTGCTGGAAATCATGATGCTACTTTAGCAAACAAAAATCGTATGGATTGTTTGAGTCCCATTGTTAATGCGCTTCAACATGACAATCTGTTTTATTTGAAAGATACGGGTATCTATATTTTGGGAGACATATTGTTTAATACTTTTTCTGTGTTTGATGAACACAGTCCTGAAAAATATGTTAAGTTTGCAGATATTCCCAAGATGTATGTGAGAAATGCTAACCACGTCGTGGCGTTGTATCACGGTGGTGTAAACGATGCTGTAACAGATGTAGGATTCAGAATCACCAATCGTGCTATCGCAAACTCTTTGTTTGACGGTCATCACATTGCGTTGTTGGGTGATATTCACAAATATCAGGTTCTTCAACCCTATGATAATTCTACAAGTTTACCTGCTATTGTTTATTCTGGTTCTTTAATTCAACAGAATCACGGAGAAACTTTAAAAGGTCATGGATTTGTTTATTGGAACCTTGCCAATAAAGCATACAAACACATTGAAGTTCCAAACGATTACGGGTTTTATACTATTGATATCAATAACGGCGTTTTGGAAACGGATACCAAGGATATACCCAAGAAGACTCGTCTTAGATATCGTTGTTTTGAGACGTTGGCATCTGACACAAAATCTATCATAGATGAAATCAAAAAACAAACCGAGGTTATTGATGTAAGTTTCATGCGAGTTGATAGTCCCGTATCAGCTAAAAATGCTATTGTAAACTCGTCTGATTTCAAAATCAACAGTATAACAGACGTTGATTATCAGAATGAATTGATCGCCAACTACATCAAAGATAAACACCCTACTGTTACCGAAGATGTTTTGAAGTCGGTATCTAAAATCAACCAAACTTTAAACTCATCAATTGAAAAAGATTCAAGTGTCAAGAGTATTCGTTGGAAGCCTAAGAAATTAGAGTTCGACAACATGTTTAGTTATGGTGAAGGAAACGTTGTTGATTTTTCAAAAATGACAGGAGTCATGGGATTGTTTGCCCCAAATGCTAGTGGAAAATCCACCGTATTGTCAGCATTGTCATTTTGTATATTTGATAAATGTGAACGAACTTTCAAAGCAGCGGAGGTCATGAATAGTCAAAAACAGTCGTTTAGATGCAAGTTCAATTTTGAAATTAACAAGATTGACTATTTCATTGAACGAAAAGGATCCGCTGATAAAAAGGGAAACGTAAAAGTGGATGTTAAGTTTTGGAAGGAAGAAAATGGACAAGTTATTGAACTTAACGGAGAGGCACGCAGAAACACCAACGACCTTATTAGAGATTATCTCGGAACTTATGATGACTTTATTTTGACCGTGTTGAGTATTCAAAACGGAAAGACAGGATCATTCATCAATTTAGGTCAGACCGAACGTAAGGATCTATTGGCGCAGTTTATGGGGTTGACGGTATTTGACAAACTCCATGAACTGGCAAACGAAAAGACAAAAGAAACATCGGTGTTGTTGAAAAATCTGTTGAAGACTGACCACGCATCGGAACTAACGTCTCTTACTCAGAACATTTCTAATGCCGAATCTGTAATTGCAGTCACAACCAAGAATGTAGATAAGTTGACATCGGATAAAAATGATGCCAACGATTCTCTCATTGAAGAAACAAAGAAGTTGATGAAAATTTCAAATACTTCGATTGACATTGCTTCCATGGAACGCAATCGAATTACTTTTGAAGAGAATATCACGACTTGTATATCACAAAACCAAACTGATAGTACAACGATTGAAGATCTAAACCGTCAGTCTGTTCCTCTTGTTGAAAAGGTAAAGACTTTCAAAGATCAAGATATAGAATCTAATGTTAATAAACACACCAAGTTGAAATCAGAATTGTTGTTGATTGAACGTGACATCGACAAGAAGAAAATGGTGGTCAACAATAAGCTTGAAAAGTTGAAAAAACTTGAGGATCACAAATACGATCCTAATTGTGAGTATTGTGTAAACAACGTATTTGTAAAAGATGCTATCAATACCAAAGCGGATCTTCAAAACGATAAAGTTGAAGTTGCTGAATTGTTTAACAAACAAAGTGAACTGAAGAAACAAATTGCCGATCTTGAACCTAACATTGCGTTGTATCAGGAATACAAGACTTTGGTGTCTGACATCGATAAGTTGAATGGAAACATTTCTACTGTAAGCATCCGTGTTGCAAAACGAGAAACTCAAATTGAAAAAGAAACAAATGCTCTTGAGGCACTAAAGACTCAAATCAAAGACTACTATGATTCAAAAGATGCAATCGAAACCAACAAAGTTGTTCAAACCACGATTGATAAGATCAAGCAAACAGTAAAGAATCTTGAGTTTGAGATCACACAATGCAATAAGACCATCGCTGATATGTCCGGGCGAGTCAATACATGGACATTTCAGAAGAGCAAGGTCGAAGACACCCTCAAGGAGATAAAAACGCTTGAGAAGGTAAATGCGTCGTATAGCATGTATACCGAAGCAGTATCAAGAGACGGATTGCAGTATAACATCATATCCAAAGCTATTCCTGAGATTGAACGAGAAGTAAATACCATTTTAAGTCAGATTGTGGAATTTACGATTTCACTTCAAACTGATGGTAAAAACGTATCTACTTTTATTGTCTATGAAGATAAAAAGTGGAAACTTGAACTGGCAAGTGGATTGGAACAGTTTGTGAGTTCGCTGGCAATAAGGGTGGCTTTAATCAATATATCGAATCTACCTCGTCCAAATTTCATTGCAATCGACGAAGGATTTGGATGTGCTGATGCTGATAATCTTGCTGTAATGAGTGTATTATTCTCATTTTTGAAGTCCAATTTTGACTTTATTTGGATCATCAGTCACTTGGATGCAATGAAAGATATGGTGGACAGTCGAGTCGAAATCCATAAGGATGGAGGGTTTTCAAGGATAAATTACGAATAAATCTATATGTATGTACTGTTAGGTCAGTACACATATGGCTATAATCTCTAATATACGAAAACGGGGTCAGATACTTAATTTGGGTAGATTGGCGGTAGACATTGAGGACAATGGATATCTATCTAACTACTTTGTGCTGTCTGAATTTGAACCAAAGTTCTCTGGTGGAAAAAACACGTTTTTAATAAACGGATCTCCAAACTTATCAACAAATTCTCCCGTTCAAATTGAGGTTCTTGACTCTAGCAACAATTCTTTGTATGTAGAGGTGGCACGATCAAACAGTATATCGTATACTGAAGGCGGAGCATTGAGAGTTGCAGTTCACGTTTATAGTACCACACGTCAAGGAATAGGTAAGTTATATCTGGTTGGTACTACCCCTACAGGAAAAAAAGTAAGATGGACAGCTAACATTCAGATATACCCTACACTTGAGAATCATTCATCTGTGGTGTTTTACAAACCGCCGACATTGAAAATTGATTCATTGGTGAGTCCAGCAGGAAATTCAAAATCTTCAATTGTCACTATCATCAAAAATATATCGGGTACATTTAAATCCTTTGCTGTCACTCCAAGAAAAGGCGACGATTACGGTCAGTTTGATCCATCAAAACAAAACGTTGATTATAGAGCGGTTCTTACAATTACTTCAGGAGGAATTAATGGAAATCTAAATGTGGCGTCTATGGTTGAGTCTGAAATAGTGTTAACAATAACTCAGTTCAATGATGTTGGATCAGTTTCTATTACTTCAAAGAACATCATTTCAGAGGTATTAAACGATACTACCGTAAGATTAAAATATCCAATATATGCGTATGATAGTAGAAACAGAAAGATTATAGCTGATGTTACTGACGGAACTTTTTCTGCTACTGTTGCCGATATTCCCTATGATGCTACTGCTACTACGTCATATTCACAATCTTTGGCGGTAGTAACATATTCAAATATAGACACATTTAGCGGAAATGTCTATAGACACAAACTATATAGAAAGAGTTTAGTTTCGTCCGGAGACTATCAATTGATTGCGGATGCTCTTGTAACGCCGGTCGATATTCTATCAGATACCGTTTCTACCAATTCTTATTTTAGTTCATTGGGAAGTTTTCCTAGAGGATTTAATTCTGCGAATGAATTCGTTAATCATTATTGGTTTACTAAACCTACATCAATTACTGCATCTAGAGGCGGAACCAAATTGATGGATGGTATGTCTATTGTCAATGACGGCGGACCTACTGATGAGGGATATGTAATAGTAAAAAATGATACTGATACCGACCCACTTCATATAAAAAATGGAGAGTATTATGCGTATACATTTCCTACAAATGCACAATCGTATGACAGTAATTTCATTTCATGTTCCGCAAACACTCCATATGAGTTGTCTTTCAAAGCTATTGTTACTAAGAATTCCGTTGATCTAACAAAAGATGCGTCTATTGGGTTTTACTTTACATCGTCTCAATATGATAAAATCTCTGCTGATTTAGACTTTGATCCACAAAAAGGCATAAAGTTGGGAGAACTAGTTCTTGGGTCGGGTACTTCATCGTTGTATCAAGTAGACAATCCTATTTCATTTTACAGTCAATTTGCTAATGATTTTGCTGGAACGGTCGTAATTTATACAAAAAATTGTAATGCTATTGTTTCACAGATCACCTTGAAAAATTATACGGATGTTTCTTTTTCTCCGTCTATATTTGTTTCTACAATTCCATGTCCTGTTTCTGAGAAAAATCAACAGTTCAAATTCAAGTCGGAACTATTTGATATCGATCATAAATTGGTGTATTCGAATCTTACTACCATTGCTGCATTTGATAAGGATGGTGCAAGCATTGGTACAGCGACAGTATCATCTGGTGGTATAACAACTCCAGTTACTACCAATGTTAATACTCCAACGGGTACAATATCAATAACGCCTTTTACTCCAACCGGAAAAGTTACTATTTCTGGAACGGACTATCCTCTTACTATGAACCAATCTTCTCCTGTAGGAACTGTCACTATAAACGCAATAAGTTGGACATCGGGAGTTCCTCTTCGACCTCCTAATGTGGCCGGCGCAACTCCGCCAGACGCTTGGTTAGACGTTGCTGGATACAAGGTTCCTGCATACAAGGCAACATAACAAAATGAAACGGTGATTTGGTAATATAAAAACACGTTGAAACAACAAAGGAATAGTTAAGTTATATGAAACATGCATCTGGAAAAAGTAATTTGTCAATCGTAAAAGATTACCTTGATGGTAATAGACCATTTGTTCAAGTAGGTTATACATCTGATTCGGATGTTGCTGCTAGAAAAAACGGTGAAATTTGGACCGACGTAAACGGTAAAAGGTGGATCAAGAAAAATGGATTCAAGAAGGCCATCAATAGTGTTAATGCATCAACTGTAGATGCTACTAAACAGGTGTGTAAAGACTGTTCGATGGAGATAAAATGGGGTAATAGATACGATCAGATATTTTTCAATAAGACAGGCAGATGTCAGGAGTGTGTTGCTAAATATGAATCAAAACTCAGACTTCAAGGTAAGTTCGAGGACTATGAACAAAAGAAGTATTTTAGCAATCAATTGAGTATTTCTAGAGAATTGAAAACCAAGATCGATGAAAGTATCTCGTATATTGAGAACAATAAAAAGATTTCATTTCCAAACGGAGATGGAACATCGGATGAGTGGACAATTGAGAGACGAGATTTGATTATTAAAGATTTGAAAAAGGATCTGAAGAAAATCAATAAAAGTATTGCTACTCTTGAGAAGTCACTGAAAGGTTTGAGTCATGTCGAATGATAGGTCATTACGAGATATAATCAAGGCGGAGTACAAGAAGTGTCTTGAGAATCCGATGTATTTCATGAAGAAATACGTCAAAATTCAACATCCAAAAAGAGGTACGATTCCGTTTGAGTTGTATCCTTTTCAAGAGCACGCTCTGCAAGATTTAATTAATAATGACTATAACATCATTCTTAAAAGCCGTCAGTTGGGTATTACAACATTGAGTTCTGCGTATAGTCTGTGGTTGATGATTTTTCATAGTGACAAAAACATTCTATGTATCAGTATTACTCAAGAGACCTCAAAAGAAATCGTTACACGTGTCAGGTTTGCTAATGACAATCTTCCAAGTTGGTTGAAAGTGGAATGTGTAGAAGATAACCGTTTGAGTCTTCGTCTCAAAAACGGATCTCAAATCAAAGCAGTTTCATCTTCTGGAACCGCCGGTCGTTCGTCTGCTCTATCAATGTTGATTATTGACGAAGCTGCATTCATTGATAACATCGATGATATTTGGACATCTGCTCAATCCACTCTATCAACGGGCGGAAAAGCTATTGTTCTTTCGACACCAAACGGTGTGGGTAATTTTTTCCATAGAACGTGGGTTGAAGCTGACGCTAAAAAGAACAAATTTCATACGATTAAACTGCCGTGGTCTCTTCATCCAGAACGAGATCAAGTTTGGAGAGATGAACAAACAAAACTTCTTGGACCAAAGATGGCTGCTCAAGAATGTGATTGTGATTTTGCGACATCAGGTAATACTGTTATTGAAGTTCCTGTTCTCGATTTTTACAAACAGAGCAAGGTTCGTAATCCTGTAGAAACAAGAGGCATAGACAAGTCACTGTGGATTTGGGAATATCCTGATTATACTCGGTCATATCTTGTTTGTGCAGACGTTGCTCGTGGTGATGGTGGCGACTTTAGCGCATTTCATGTGTTGGATATTGATACCATGACGCAGGTGGCGGAATATAAGGGTCTGATATCTACAAAAGACTATGGAAATCTGTTGGTAAACATTTCTACTGAGTATAACACTGCTTTGTTGGTGGTAGAAAATATGAATGTGGGATGGGGTGCAATTCAACAGGTCATAGATCGTAAATATCCCAATCTATTTTACAGCAGTTCTGACTTGAAATATGTGGATGTGGAAAATCAGATGACAAACAGAATCAACTCACAAGAGAAGAAGATGACGCCTGGATTTACTACCACATCTCTTACTCGTCAACTGATCATTTCTCGATTGGAAAGTTATATGAGAGAGAAAGAAGTGAATATTCAGTCGGTTAGAACTATCGATGAGTTTTACACGTTTATTTGGAATAACGGTAGACCTGAAGCAATGAAGAATTATAACGATGACTTGGTAATGTCGCTGGGAATCGGATTTTGGGTTAGAGATACTGCTTTGAAGTTACGTTCACAAGCAACTGAGCTTACAAAAAGTATGCTGTCACACATAAATGTATCAAAATCGGATGGTGGTCCTGTTTATACAACGAAGGACTCTACGGGTAAACAATCGTGGGAGATGCCGACCGGCGTAGCAGGAACAATGAACCAAAAAGAGTCTCTAACTTGGTTATTATAACGAAGACACACTATTTATTTAACGAAATATGGCAGAACTACCTACAGATTTAAAAAGCAGATCATTATTTGCAAGACTAAAGCGTCTATTTTCCACAGACGTTATTGTTCGTAACATTGGTGGTAAAAAGCTAAAGGTTGTAGATACCGATGAGGTTGCATACGCCACTGATAGAAACACTCTTCGTGACCGTTTCAATCGTATTCGCACATCTGCATATAACCAATACAGCAGAGATTTTACACTCAGTTATCAAGCAGCACGTATCGAACTCTTTAGAGATTATGATACTATGGACATGGATCCAATTCTAAGTTCTGCTCTAGACATTTATTCCGATGAATGTCTTACTCGTAATGAATTGGGTGATATGTTGGTTATTAAAACTCCCAACGATAATATCAAACAGATTCTTCATAACTTGTATTATGATATTATGAACATTGAGTTTAACCTTTGGAGTTATACTCGTAACATGTGCAAATACGGTGACTTTTATCTTAGATTGTACATTTCACCTGAATACGGGGTTTACATGATTGAACCTATTAGTGCGTACAACGTCACCCGTGTTGAAAACAGTGATCTATACAATAAGAACTATGTTAAGTTCCAAGTTAATTTGCCAGACGGCGGTAAAGTTGAGGATTTGGAAAACTATCAAGTTGCACATTTTCGTTTGTTGAGTGACAGTAACTTCTTGCCATATGGTAAGAGTATGTTTGAGGGTGCAAGACGTGTTTGGAAACAACTTTCATTGATGGAAGACGCAATGTTGATTCATCGTATCATGAGAGCACCTGAAAAACGTATCTTCAAGATTGACGTGGGTAATATTCCTCCCAATGAAATCGATAGCTACATGGAAAAGGCTATTAGTAAGATGAAGAAGGTTCCATACATTGATGAGAGAACGGGTGATTACAATCTAAAATTCAACCTTCAGAATATGGTTGAAGACTTTTACTTGCCAGTTCGTGGTGGTGATAGTGGAACTTCAATTGATACACTGAGTGGAATGGAATTTACAGGAACCGATGACATTGAGTATCTAAGAAACAAGATGATGAGTGCATTGAAGATTCCTAAGGCATTCTTGGGATACGATGAATCACTATCTGGTAAAGCTACATTGGCTCAAGAAGACGTTCGTTTTTCTCGTACTATTCAACGTATTCAACAAATCATCATAAGCGAACTGACTAAAATTGGTATTGTTCACTTGTATGCACAAGGATACAGAGATGAAAGTTTGGTGGATTTTAGTATAGAACTTACAAATCCATCTACTGTGTATGAAAAGGAAAAAGTGGCTATTTGGTCAGATAAAGTCGGTGTTGCAAAAGACATGATAGAAAACAAACTTTTCAGTAAAAAATGGGTATACCAAGAAGTGTTTAACATGTCGGAAGATGATGCTGAGGCGTTAAAGAGCGATATCATAGATGATGCAAAACAAACATATCGATTCAAGCAAATTGAAGAAGAAGGAAATGATCCAGCAAAATCATTCCAAAAAGTAAATAAAGATTCATCTACTTCTAACTCTGGCGGATCCGAAAGTGGTGGGGATGAATCACAACCAAGTGCCGGAAAAGAGTCTTCAGACGCAGGATCGCCGCCATTAAAGGAAAAGAAAGATGAATATGAAAGACCATCTCAAGTTGGATTGAAAAAAGCATCTAACTATCCATTTGGAGAAGATCCTTTGGGTAATTTGGAGAACAATCGTAAAACCCGTTCGAGTTCTGTATCTCATGAATATGCAGGAGGCTCACCTTTTAGTCTTGAAGCTGTTCTTCCAGACAAAGATCTAATGAAATTGGACTCGTATCTTAAAACTGTTAAACAGGAAAAGAAAGAACTAATATCTGAAAATCACCAAAAATCCATTATGGATGAAACCAACATATTGGAATAACAAATATGGGAGTTTCAATAAACATTGATATATTTATAACTTATAACTAACAGTATGCAAAAATCTAAGCATTCAAAGTTCAAAAATACGGGAATTTTGTTTGAGCTGCTTACCAGACAGATTACGGCCGATATTCTTGCTGGTAACGATCATTCAGCTGCAAAACAAATTCTTTTCAAGTATTTTACAGAAAATACTGAACTGGGCAGGGAGTATCAACTTTACAATTTTCTGTTGAACGAAAAGGCAAGGGACGTGACACATGCCGATAGGATCGTAAATGTGGTGTTGGAATCTCGCGCAAAATTGGATGATAAAAAGTTGGATCAACAAAAATATGATCTAATTAAAGAGATCAAGGGTGTGTATCCGATTGAAAGTTTCTTGAAGGGTAATATCAAGAACTATAGAGTTTTGGCGTCTGTATACAAGATACTTGAAAATCGTTCGTCGGTTAGAACCGATGTAAATGATATCGTCAAAGCAAGAGAATCTGTTACTGATTCTTTGGTAAACAAACTTTCTCGTAAGAGTGATGCAGAAGAAAAGTTGGTTGAATACTACAAACAACAAAGCGAAGACATCAGATTAATCGCATACAAGATTTTGTTGGAAGGTGTCAACAACAAGTATAAGGATTTTGACGAAAACCAAAAGAAACTTTTGAGAGAGTATATTCTCAATGTTTCAAATACCAATGCTCTTTCAAAGTTTGTTTGTGAAGAGGTTGAGAAGATTAAGTCACAACTATCTGTATTTGTATCAAAAGTCAATGACAACGATGTTGTTAAGATTAAACTAAATGAAATTTCTAAGGTTTTGAGTCGCATCAAACCTTCCACAGTTGTTAAAGACAGTCATGTTATGACATTGATGTTGTCCTACGAACTTATCAAAGAACTAAGCAATTTGAAGTAATATGAGTGAACAAAAACATAAAACACCAAAATTGATAACTGGTGAAGATAAGTTGAAAGAACTTATCAAGTCAATTATTCGTCAAGAGTTGGAAGAAATGACTGGTACAGTCGCAGTTGCACCCGTAACCGGTCCTTGGTGGGGCGCTGAACGTGGACAACACCATGGTAAAAAAGCAACCGACGCAATGACAAGTATGGGTTTTACTGTTGCTAAGGAAATTGACGAAGAGAAATCAAAGTTGGATCCCGTGGGTCAAGAAGATGACGATGTTGACAATGATGGAAAATCAGCAACAAAGTCAGATAAGTATTTGTTGAAACGTCGATTGACCATATCAAAAAAGACCGGAAAGAAAGATACGGTAAAGAAAATCAAAAAACATCTTGATGACCTTGAAAAGTTGGATGAGGCAGTTTCTCGTTATCAGCGTTTCAAGACTCACCCGATGAAGGACCGATCCAAGATTTCTATGGTGGTACAAGAAATCACCAAAATGTTGAGAGAAGTGGACTTTTTGATGACGGTCAATGAAAAACTTAAAACCGAACTCAACATTCCTAAAGACGATTTGTGGAAACGAACCGAGTCACGTATTGCTGAAATCCGTAGTCGTCTGAAATCACTCGAATCAAGACTCAAAACATTTCACCGATAATATGATTTCTCTAGTCAAATTGATTATGGAGCAAGAACCAGGCGTTGCTCCATCACCATCTACTGCTGGCGGACAACCTATGCCTTCTGGTGCTATTGACTATAATGTTAGTGCTGATTTCTCGGATTTCGAAAGCAAAATTGCTAACGCTACCGAACAATCAAAAGCTGCATTTCTTCGTAATTTGAACGCTCGAGTTCTGGGAAAGAAAGTATCCATTCAGGCATCAAAAGGATACGGTCAACCAATTCGAGACTATGTTATTTCTGTTACAGGCACAAGTTTGGATTATTTCTATGACCGTTATGTTGTCATTTTCCGTGACGAACATGACAAGGAGTATTTTCTAAAAACCGGTTTCAAGATTACAATTCTTGGTCAAGGCGAACCGTTAAAACCAAAGAGGGAAAAGAAACCTAAGGTATCAACTGAACCCTCTGTTAAGCCGCCAGGCACTCCTCCAGGAGTTCCTGTTGCTTCAAAACAACCTCCCGTAGTGCCTACACAACAAAACCCTAAATAATATGGAAAAGACAATTTCTAAAAACGCCAATGATTTGTTGGTAAATTGCATCTGGTTTGAACCAGTTAAAGGCAGTTTGAATGAATCATTTGATGATCCCGATTCTACGGTGATCGTTCAAGGTGTTTTGCAAAGAGCTAACGCAAAAAATCAAAATGGTCGTGTTTACCCAAAAGATATTTTGGAACGTGAAGTTCAAAAATACGATCAAAACTTTGTGAAAGAACGTCGTGCGTTGGGTGAGTTGGATCATCCAGATAGCAGTGTAGTAAATCTACAAAACGTAAGTCACAACGTAGTAGAAATGATGTGGAGTGGTGACGATTTGGTTGGTAAGGTAGAACTTCTTCCAACTCCAAATGGTAACATTCTAAAACAACTTTTTAAGGCAGGAATTAAACTCGGTATTAGTAGCCGTGGACTTGGAAGTGTTCGCAAGAACGTAAGAGAAAACACAGATGAAGTTCAAGACGATTTTGAACTAATCGCGTTTGATTTTGTAAGCAATCCTTCGACTAGAGGTGCTTTTTTGTTTCCATCGGAACAACTAAAAGAATCTGTAGAACGTCAGATTGCAAACAGATATGAAAAGGTAGAGAGTTTGATTCGAGATATTATATCCGAAATTAAGTAATATTACAACACAACATTTTTATGTTGTGTTTTTTT